TCTTACGGGAATTCCCCGCTTGGGCTCGGCAGAAAACTGCCGGCCCCTTCAGCGACCGCGGTGAAGGTGTGGAAGTATCCTCCGGTGAGATAGTACTTGATACGGCGAACCTTCTCTTCGGCGAAAAGAACGCGAAGACCCATCGACCCATCTGCATCGAGCCGCTTCTAAACGGCTTTGTGCAGTTGGCAATCGGGGGGTTCCTCAAGGAGAGGCTTCGCGTCCGTGCTAAACAAGACCTGAGTGACCAACAGAGGAATCAATTACTAGCCGAGGAAGCCTCAATGAAGGGGCATCTTGCGACTATTGACCTCTCGTCGGCCAGCGACACGCTGGCATTCTCGGTCGTGTTCGATCTCTTACCGGAAGAGTGGGTAGACCTACTCGCTTCCTTCCGTACCGGCCATATGTCATATGGCGGCCGTGAATATGAGCTAGAGAAATTTAGCTCAATGGGTAACGGTTATACGTTTGAACTTGAAAGCCTGATTTTCTGGGCTCTCAGTTCAGCGTGTACCGAACTCAGCGGTGCAGATCGGGATCTAGTTAGCGTTTATGGGGATGACATTATTGTCCCCGTGAAGGCCGTAGACCTCTTGATGGCCTCCCTCACCTGGTGCGGCTTCAACCTTAATCGGGAGAAGTCGTTCTGGACGGGGAAGTTTAGAGAGAGCTGCGGTGCTGACTGGCTAGACGGCGACGCTGTGAGACCGGTCTTCAAAAAAGACAGGCTGTCACCTCAATGGCTAGCAGTGTTTCACAACTGGGCTTTTCGAAACGGGGAATCAACCCTGTGTTCGATCGCCAAGTCCTTCATTCCGAGGGATTTACAGTTGTTTGGACCTCCTGGTCACGGTGATGGACACCTTCTAGGGCCGTGGAAAACGACCCGATTACCTCGGCGGGAACGCCGACGTGGGTTCGAAGGTGGTCGATTCGACACATTCCGCGAACTACCTCGGATAGCGGAAGCTATCCCTGATAACGCGGCCTTGACAGGCATATACGACCTGTATGCTAATCCCGCCGACTGGTGGGAGTGCAGAGGAAGCCGAACTCCCGGGATAACCCCGGGCACGGCTTGCGTCGAGAGACACAGCATCTATGTGCTCGCTCAGAGGTTCTACCTCGTGTGAGCTTTTAACCCCTGTATATAGGGGGTATCTGGGAAACCAGATGACAGCACGGAAAGACGGCTGGGGACGTCCC